TACCACTTGCGAAAAATCTCGTAACTGCGGCGCGAGAAGTCCAATAGCCCAAGAATCTCGTCAAACTCGGCTTCAACCTTGTCCTTGATGGACTTGGACTGCTTGAGATTGGTGGTGTCGATCTTTACGGTCTGAAAAGTCTCATCGTACACAATGGCTTCATTGCAGATATCGGAAATGGCAGACTCCACCTCGGGGTGAAGCGACATATCGCGGTACTTGCGAATGAGTTCAATGTCCGATTTGATTGTACCGTCAAAGTCAACAACTGTTCCAAAGTATCCACCAACCTCTATGGGAACCGCACCATCATCTTGATCCGGTGCAACAAAGGAAAGAGACTTCTTGGGAGTCTCCTCCGCAGAAGTCTCTTTCTTAGAGATCGTGAATCCAAACAGATTAATAGCCATGAATAAAGAATCCCGTCAAAAGAGAGCGTCAGAAACCCGGACCGATATTGATTCCGGTATTCTGCACCGTGCGCTGAATATTCTCCTGTCCAGTACCCGTAGCAGGAACTGCTCCACCCGCAGCGGCTTCCCACCACGAATAGTTGATGGTGACTGGGAACTCTGCGATGGAGTCGTTGTTTTCAAACGAAAGGTCAATTGCACCAACTTCACTTGGATAGCATCCAATGAAGTTGTATGTACGGAGTGCTTCGCCGTCACGCTTCAATTGCGTTACAGACCATGTAGGCATGAAACGCATGAAGTTTGTTGGAGCCACATTGGAGACATGGGAATTGAATGTCATGCTCCAAGCCTCGAAATACGAACGCAGGCTCATGTTGGCATCAGAGATGACTGTGATGGTCCAGTCTTGGAATGTACGATCTCCGGGCAGTTTGATGCGGCGACCACGATACGGAACCTCAATGGTTCCAAGCGAGGAAGCCGGAATCTGTGCTGCCTTGCACAAGAACGAGATGGCGCGGTTGTTCGCGTATCCGGGAATGTTTCCCGTGACCTTGAACAGATTGGTGCGAACACCACCGCCAGCGAAGGCGTTTACGAAACCCTGAATATTGTTTGATGGATCTACTGGCATGGATTACTCCTTAGTCTTATTTAGACCTTAACCGCCGACTTCGCTGAAGTTTACGCCTGTCTTTGTAGCAACAAAGTTCAGGGAGATGAAGTTTACGCTACGGGTTGGCTTGATGAAAATATCAGCCACGAACTCGTTGCGGTCAATTACTTCACCGGTATTGTTGGTTTCATCGCACACCACCTTGAAGTCGGTGATGCCACGGCGTGCCTGAATGGTCTTCAAGAACGGAACCACAAGGTTCTTGAACTGTACGCGAGTGAACTCATCGTTCTGCTCAAACAGGAAGAACTTGGAGGCTGTGGCAATCGCCTTCTCAAGAATGATGAACAGGCGGCGGACATTGATGCGATCAAACGCGGACGGACGGGTCTGCATGGTCTTGTCGCCGTACAGAATGGTTCCCTGTCCGGGGAAGGACACGACAGGATTGATCTGACGGGTGTACAACTCGTCACGATGGGCTTCCTGTGTGGGGTTGTACGCCAACTTGACCACACTGTTGATTTGTCCACGGTTGAAGCCTGCTGGTGAGAACCACGCTTCGTTGGTGAACTCAGTACGAGCAACCAGACCCGCAATGTCCGCGTTCAGCGGCACAAGACGAAGCAGGTTGTTGTAGGTGTCCAACTGATACTTCCAACCACTGTCAAGAACTGCGTAGGACGAGTTGATGTTGAGTGTGCTGTCGCGGAAAGTCTTGAGGTTGTTCAAGGCTTCATACGGCAGTTTATTCGCAACATCGGTGGATGCACACGACACGAATGCCATGCAGTCAAGACGCTTTTCGCACACATTTTGGATGATCAACTGCTCAAGTGTTGCCGAAGCATCACCTGTTGGCAGGAGAGAAACATCCACCAAATCTGCGTCAGCAAACTTGCTCCAACCATTAGACCAACGGAGGGAATCGGTCGGTAGAGAATCCGAACCACCGGTGAGTTGCAGAGAACTTACACCTGCACCAACTGCGGTGGATGTGTTCAGCGCAGGACCAATACCCGTCCAACTGGTGTTTGTTGACACGAGATTGGAAGCAGTAGACCCAAGATCAGCCGACAAAGCCCACACATACTTGGACTGATCATTGATCACGGTCTTGTAGTAGTTGCTGCTGCCGTCATACTTGCGAGCATCGCTTGCGCGAGACAAGCCTTCAAACTTCTCAATCAGGGTGTTCTGTGTTCCTGTCCATGTGCCGTCCTTGTCAACAACAAGCACATTCACAAGATCGCCTGTTCCACCAGCATCAGAAGCGTATGGAGTAGTTCCAGCATTTGAACCAACCATGAGTGCATACGCGCTCTTGATGGTTACCGATGCACCGCTGTTTTGTGCAACAGGAACAAGACCCGAAAGTTCCACATAGATGTGATTTGCGCTCAAACCAGAGGCAGCAGGGACGAGTGCCGCAATGGCGTTATACCCACTGGTAATTCCGAAGAAGTCCTTGTAGGTTGGGCTGATGGATTCAGAATATGTGGGCGCGGCGGTGTTTCCGGTATTGAGTCTACGCAATCCGGAAACTGCAACAGCAGTTCCGTCTGCAAAGTTGATTTGATCACCGACAGCAAAATATTTCTTGTCAGCACTGGATCCAGTGATAATAGTCAGATAAGTTGCGCCCTGTGCAGCGGCTCCTGCAAGAGTTCCTGTGGTGGTTCCTGCGCCGTTTGTGACAACAACCTTGAGCGAAGAACCAAGTGCGCCTGGATACTTGGCAGCAAACAAAGCAGACAGGTTAGTTGCTGCGGAAGATGCACTGGCGACCGTGCTGCCGGAGGCGAAATCCACATCGTTCTTGATGATGAATGTTCCAGCCGCCGCAGAATAGCAAACACCAGCGGCAGTGACACTAGCGTTGTTAGCCGTGGAACCCACCACACGCACAACCTGCATATTGTTGCCGTAAGACAGGAAGTTCGCGGGGGTGTAGAAGTCAATGAAGTTGTCGTTGTACGGCTTGCCGAAGATGGTAGCCAGTTCGGTTGTAGCCGTAACGGTAACAACCTGATCGGTTGGACCCCAGTGGAAATAGCCTGCAAAGCCGCCGGGAGTGGTGGCAATCGCAGGAACGATGGTGGTCAGATCAATCTCTTTAACGCTTACGCCAGGGCTTACTCTAAATGCCATTTGTGTTTCTCCTTCGTGAAGAAGTCAATGCTTTGCGACTGTGCTTCTGTTTGTATGTATTATTTTGAAAGATTCACAAACGAGTCAGAAAGTCTACTCCATATCTAGGTTTTCGCCCCCCTTCACTTTCCAATTCTGCTTGTATGTATTATTTTGAAAGATTCACAAACGGTCAGAAAGTCCACCCCATATCTAGGTTTTCGCCACCATTCACTTTCCAAGATGTGCCGCTAGCGTCCGTGAAAGTGCTGTCAGACCCCCCGTCATCCACGAATCCAAAAGGGGTCATCTCTTCTTCCAAATTTTTCATTTGCTCTTCGTACAAGTCTTTGCGGATATCGCTGCCGGTGATGGACTTGAAATAGGCTTGAGTGGTGAGCCAACCAAACAGTACCAGCGTCATCACCAAGTCATCGTGATGGTTTTCTTCTGCTTCAAACGAATCGCCTTTGGCTACAAAGGAGCAAAACTCGTCAATCACATTAAAGTCTTCCACCACCAGTTTGGTGTCTTCAATCAGATTCTTCAAAATGGAGCAGCCAATGCGTTTCACCGCTGTGGAGGTCTTTACCCCCTTCATGGCTCCACCCTTGCCACCGAATCCACCGTTCACTACCTGACCCTTGCGTCCCTGCGTGGACACATAGATCACATTGTCGTACTCCAAGTCATCGTGCAGAATGTCCGCAACCTGACCACCAATGTCGTTTACCTCCACAAGCACATACGCATTGTTGTACTGTCGGCATATGGGGTAGATGGCATTTGGATACAACATGGGCGGCAACTCGTTGTTGCGGAATGTAGCCACCACACGATACGGAATGCTTGTGACATCCACCACCGTGAAAGCGTGGTAGTCAAGCCCCTGCCCACGGGCTGTGTCCACCACCGTGACATATTTGTGTTCGGGTATGGGGCGTTGATACACCCGCAATCCCTCGGAATTGTAATATTCTGGTGTGCGATACACCATGCACTTGATTTTTTCAGGATGCACAAGGGTGTGCATGGAGCCAAGAAACTCACACTCAAACTCGGTGCGGAACTGCTCTTCCGAAGTGTTGGAAATGGTTTGCTTTTTCCACTTTTCATCACGACCAGGCACATCGCTCCAATGCACCTCAATCGGTACATACTCGTTTTTGCCTTCTTCGCCGGGTTTCTTGCTGGCGTTCACCCAAAAGCGATAGAACATATTCAAGCCCTTGGGCGTGGAGATGATCGTGACCTTTGTGCTTTGACCACTGGTAATGGTGGGATACACGGACGAGAAGAACTCTTCCGCGACATTCTGCGGCACATACGCAAACTCGTCAAGAAAGATGTAGTTGAACGATCCACCACGCACCGCAGACGATGATGTGGCTGACGCAAGAATCTTAGAGCCGTTCTCCAGTACGATTGATCCCTTGTTCCACTCCACCACGCCCTGCTGCAACCACATTGGCAGGTACTCGTAGGCTAGTTTCAAGCGACCCAACAGTTCGCGGGCGGTGTTGAGTTTGTTGGCTAGGATGGCTACACTCATGCTCTGATTGAATAGCACATAGTGGAGCAGATACGAAATGATTGTGGTGGACTTGCCTGTCTGACGGGGTAGTTTGCCGATCACGAAACGGTTTTCGTGAATGGTCTTGATCATCTCTTCCTGAAAGTCATACGGCTCAAACGGCACCAAGCCCTTGTCAAGCGACACGATTTTCACATAGTTCTTAATGAAATACAGAGGATCCTGTGAGCATTTCACATACTCTTCAATCTGCTCAGGCGAGAAGTTGACATTGACTCCCGCTGCCTTCAGGTTGGAGTTGCCAAGATATTTACTGCTCTTGTTACTCATTGGTCTTGTCACCTTCAATCACATCGCGCACATCGGGACGGTTGTCAAACGCCTTGGTAGAAGAACGAGCCGAGTTGATGATGTCCTGTAGTTCCTTCGTGGAACCCACATAGATGGACTGATTTGTGGTGCTGTTGTTCGTGACGCTCTGATCCACCTTGCGGATGGTCTTTACGCGGTTATGCAAGTCCATGAGTTCCCGATTGGTTTCGGAAAGCGTCTTGATCATTTGGGCTACAACCTCATAAGCCCGCGGCGAATCGCCTTCTTGGGCTACCGCAATCACGCCGTCTAGTGCGTTCTTGCCCATGTTGACGAGTTCTTTCAGGTTCTCGCGCACCACATCGTAATCGGTTTTGAGATCCTTCTCTAGTTTCTCGTCTGTGAGAGGAACAGGATCAACCTTGGCAAGAACTGCGTGGGGCGGAACAACAGGCTTCACTGGCTCTGTTCCCAGAGCCTTTTCAATACCATCAAATCCACTCATGGTCTACTCCTTAGATATTCCAATCCACCGTTATGCCACCTGATGCCATTCCTGCTGCGTATGTGGTGCCTCCACCTGTCTGCGGTTGGTACACCTTGGCATACGGAGTGTAATCATTGGCATTGGAATTTGCACCACAGGCTCCAGTAATTCCAGTAATCACATCACCGTAGTTGCCGTGATCGGTTGTGCTGCCTGCGCTGAAGCCTTCGCCAAACACATCGGAATTCCACACTCCGGCTTTGATGGAGCGAATTTCCTTGTAGTTGCGCGTGGCTCCAAACAGGTAAGTCTTCATGGTGAAGTTCAGTGTAAAGATGATGGAACGGCGAGTTTCAAAATCGCCTTCGTAGTCTTCTTCAGACGACACCGAATTCAAGTACAGCGGAATGTCCACCTTCTTGTTGATGTCGTCAAAGTTCACAGTCATCACGAATTCAGGAGCAAAGTACGGCAGAATCTGCTCCACGATACGCAGCCCGTCATCCATGTTACGCACATACACATACAGCGCAAAATCAATGTTGTACGGCACTTCTGCGTAAGTGTAATTCACCCCAACAGGACTGCTGGTAGTGGGGCGCACAAAATGGCGAGTGGCACTGTTGCGCTTGCGGGTGGCATCGTAGTTGTATCCCGCAATCTCAAACGCCATGCGTGGCAGTGTGATCTGATTGGGGTTTTGGAAATACGGATCACCCGCAAGCCGCACCTTGTACTTCTCCTTGGGAGCATACGAGATGGGAACCAGCAGCGTCTTTGTGCCGCCGCTTTCAGCCTTGTCGATGTAGATTTGGTTGAACAGCGAACCAAAGGCTACCACCATGCGGCGAATGGAACCGTTATAGAATGAGGTAAACATTAGTAGTTGCCCTCACTAAACGGATCAACTTCGGTGAAATCAAAGATGTCATCACGCTTGGCTTTCAGATCCAGTTCCTCGTTGTCCTGCTGATCTTGGTGTGCCACACGCACATCTGTGGCGTAGATGCCCGAGATGGCGTAGGTGTATCCGCTGTCGTTGCCCCTGATGACATCACCCACCTCAAATGTTCCTTCTTGGGTGTTGACGCGAATATAGTAATTGCCAACAGTGGGATGGGGATACGGGCGATACTCCACACGACCGTAGGCGTGTTTGTCGGCTGATGTGCCTGTGTACACTTCTTCGCCAGGATACAGGTCGCCAACCCATGCTCCGAGTGTGAATCCAAGAGCATACGAAGACTTTATATTCATCACCGCATCCAGTTCGCTTTCGCCTGTGTCAATCTTCTCGTTGGAGTACTTGAAGGCTTCGCAGGACAGTTTGAAGGAATACCGATCACCCGCCGGATAGAACGGGTTGTCGTGCTTGACAAATTTGATTTCCATCATGGAGTACGGGTAGTCAAAGAATATTACATCACCTTCACGGGGACGACCAAGCCGCTGAATGTCGGGATGGTGTCCCATGACATCCATGAACCGCTTTCGGGACACAATGAACACCGCAGAGTCTTTCACATCAAGCCCGAAGCGAGACATCTCGGAATCGCCCTCAAAGCCTTCGGCGTTCTCCATGTACATCTCAATACGGTTGGCATCAAGGAATTCAGAAACTTCTTCGCCAAGAATAAGGTCTTCCGTGACCTTTTCGCGCGGAATGTATATCATCTCATGCCCGTGGATTTTGATCGCCTCGGTGGTGAGTGATTCAAGGAGGTTTTGCTCCCCCTTCTTGTTCCTGCGAAAATACGGATTGACTGTCATGGTTATCCTGTAATGAAGTCAGGTGGTTCCTGATACTTGCTCAAGACTTCTTCTTCGTATTTGTTGATTTCTTCGGTGGCTTCTTGATACAGCCGCGCACCGTTGAATGTGATGTTTCCTGGCAGTGGGATGCCCTCGTACTTAGACAGGTTAGCACCCCACTGCTGTTTGATGAGAGCCGTTGCGTATTTCTTCAGCAGAGGATCGTTCCACGCTTCGCTGTATTCAGCGGGATCAATGATGGCGTATCCTTCAATCAACAGGTATTGATTGGTTTCAAAATCATTCCAGTTCATGTCAATGTTCAGTTTGTTGTTGTACTTGTTGAAGCGAATCTGCTTCTCAGGATCAAGCAGTTGCTGCAACATCTCAATGTACTGCATGGTGGACACATAGTAGTTCATGTTCATGTTACCAGTGCGGAGTCCGTAGAAATCCGTGAGTGCCATCTGATACCGAATATTGAAGATGTTGTTGATCTGTAGGTTGAAGCCCACCTGAAACACCTTGGTGACATTCACAATCTTTGGACCGTTGGGGTCAAGATTGTCCGTATTGATGTACTTGTTGGCAATGTCCTGCGCGGTGACCTGATACTTCCAGTACTGCCGCTGCATACCCAGCGAAGTCCAGTCATTGAAAAACTGAATAGCCTGATCAAGACGGTCTTCCACTTGGGAATCGTCCACATTGATTTCAATTACTGGCGCACCCAAGGCGCGGAGGCAGTAGTCCTTGAATTCTTGTCGGGTGGTTGGCTTCGCCATCGTGTCTCCTTTACCCCTATTTAGAAGACGGCGCGGCTAGTCGTTTTCTGCATTAAACCTCTGCAATAACCGAGCCAGTTCTCCTTCACGGTTGCAGATGCGGTCGCATTCCGCATCAGTGGACGGCAGATACAACAGATTGTGCCCGTCCGTGATGTAGTGCTTTACACCCCGCTCGTATACCCGCGTGTGAAATCCGTGTGGAGCCGAATACCGAGGCTCTAGTTTCAAAAAGTCAGAAAAACGGTATTCGTTACCGTTGATCTGTATCATTCCGTCTAGTCCATAATGAATAAGTTTCATGGGATTCACAGTCCGTCAAGAGGAACAACACTCTTTGGGTCAACAGTATATTGAACTTCAGGTACAGTGTACACCTTGGTGGTCTTGGACACCGCAGAAATGGTGAACGATGGCGCATTTGGAGTGACCTGCGATGCCAGTTTCTGCACAAACGAATCACGGGTCAGCCCCTCAACCGCTCGGAGTGCGGTGAAAGTGCTGGATCCACTTACCGCTGCTTTCACCGCTGTCGTGTCTTGATACGAGCGGGTGTAGTAGTTGCTGACATCCGCGTACAGCGAAGTAACTCCACGGCAAGTGAATGCGTAAGAAATACCGTCCGCAGAGAAGATGCTGTAGATTCCGTTGGTTTGTCCCGACAGCACAACCCCATCGTAAAGGCTTCGCAGGTCTTCAATGTTCTGCTTGGTGGGCAAGAATGTGAAGTTTCCGCCCGTGAATGCACCGGAGTACAGTTTGGGGAAGTCGCCAGACGCACCGGTTGTTCCGCGCATGGCAGTGGAGCCAAGCAGATACGCTTGGGTGTTGTCGGCTAGTGAAGCCTTTAGGGTCTTCACATCAGACAAACTCTTCAACTGCGTGACCGATGTGGGAATCAAACACGCGCCGCTGTCGTATCCAAACACATATCCAGCCGAAGTTCCATTGGTGTACGCAATATGACCAGTAGAAATTCCGCTGAACAGGGAAAGTCCGTGTACGGAATTCTGAATGGCATCAATGGTACCCACATACAGATTGCTTGTCCGAAGATCGGGGTCGGTAGCGGTGAACATCTGCGTGGAAATCACCTTGGAAGGACCGCTCACAGGGAACAGAGACTGTCCCTCTGGTCCGTGGAAAGTAGTGTGCCAAATGCTGTATGCACCGGAGGACTGACTTTCCGTTGGAACAGTGCAGGTGGTTCCGTGTGCAATACCGCGAAGAGCCGTGGACGAAGTACCGCCGCTCACAATAAAGTCGTCCAGATATCCCTTGAGTGGCTTGTTGCCGTAGGGACCACCGCCGATGGAGAACGGAGCAGAGTTGAATCGGATGTTGCCTGAAAGTCCGGTCTGCTTTGCAATGCGAGTGCCGTTCCAATAGGTGGACACACACGCGGAGTTGCCTTGGTTGCTGTACGCAAACGCAAAGTGGTGCCACTGATTCAGAGAGACACCGGTCGGGGACGCATTGATCGTGTACTCAAATCCTGCTGAAGAATAAGAGTTGGACGACACCATGAGCAGCATTCGTGTTGCGCTGTTGTCGTACTCCAATTGGAAGGAGTCGTTCACCGTGCCTGCGGTTCCGCTGGTAGTCTTGGCAAGCACGATGGGATCGTATGCACTTGATGGGGTAGACGACAGGTACATGAATCCCGATGCCATGAAGTACGGCAGGGAAGAGCCGGGATAGGTGTAATCAGGAATACGCAGACACGCAGCCTGTGTGTCTGTGTCCAAGTACGATCCCTTGAACTGGGCGCACTTCTGTCCCACGATGGTTCCGCTTGATATGCCTATATTGGTGACAACAGTGGGGCTGTACGCCGTAGCCGTAGCACCGCTCAGTACAAGGTTGTTCACCACTGTTGGGTGCAGGCTAGACTGAAACAGCAGTTCTCCACGAGCGAACTGACCAAACAGCAGTCCTGTGAGTTTCTGTTCTGTGGTGGGTGGTAGTGTTATGGCAGCGGCAGATGTCGCACCAACACCGTTAGAGATGTCTCTGTAGTTTTCTACAACAGAAACCGTGCCGATAGCAGAATCTAGCATATACGGAACATAATCCGAGTACACGCTTGGTTGATAGGTGCGGTCATCAAATCCAGTGATGACTTGATCCACTGCTCCGGTTTCTTTATTGACAAGAATAAGGTTTTTTGCCATTTTAGTGTTCCAGTATTCCTATCAAGATTTTTCTGTTGTGTAATACATAGAATTAAACAAATGATTCAATGTAGTACTCATTAGATTTGAGTAACCCGTTGTGGCATTCAAACCAGCCCCACGATTATTGTATGTTAATCCAAAACCAGAAGTAGAAGTACTAGGCATTACAGTAGCAGAAATGGTTGCAACATTTTTATAACTAAAGGGACCATCAATTATAAAACTGTGTTTACGCACGGCTTCTCCGGTGGTGGACCAAATTCCAGTAGTTCGTCCGGCGAGTGTAGTGGGTTGATATCCGGTGATTGTCCACCAACGATAGTATTGACTTGTTGTGGGCAAAGCGTACTTGAATCCACCTGAGCGAGACATAATTTTTTGCGTTGGTGTACCTCCACTACTGGATACATGAGAAAATTGGGTTGTGGCGATTAAATTACTATTATATGGTCCTTTTGGGAATTGTCCCATTTTAGAAGATTGTTCTATCACATAAAAATTTATACTCGTATACGAATTGGTTTCTCCACTTCCACCATCAAAAGCAGAAGCAATTGCTACAGTGTTGGGTTCAATAAATATGCTAGAATTCTTTGATGCACGAAACACTATACCGAACTCATCATCCGCAGTCCTGTTTACTGCTGTTGGATCAGACCAATACGCAACCGCACCCAATGCACCCGAATTACTGCCCCACGGGGCTGCTCCAAACGGGCTGAACACACCCACAACCGACTCGTAGTAATTGTCGGTTCCGATGGGCACCACAGGGAAATCCACCGAAGAGTTTGCTTCAGCAGCAACCACAACCTGTGTGGTTTTGGTGGCAGCAGTATCGCTCAAATACGACTTGAAGCACTTGGCGTACACCGATCCCAAGCCTGCATACGAACCGTTTCGGACCAGTACTGCGTGATTGCCTGCGCCGTTGATCAACAAGCCGCCCACTTCTTCAGCCTGCCATTCAGCACCAGTGTTTGAAATATTGTGACCAGGAGCAGCCAGCAGTTTAGAGCCGTCTGCGACATAAACAGCACGGTTGTCCGCAGCAGTAAACAGCAGATTCTTGCGGACTTTCAGCGTGGAACCACTGTACACACCCACCGATGTGTCTGCATCATCGGTTCCGGTGTGCCAACGGTGACTGCGATACGCTTGTATGGGATATGGAGTTGCTGTTGTATTAGAAGTCACACCAGTAATAGACTGCCCACCTGCGGCAGTGGTCTTGAATCCGTTCTTTCCGATTTCAAATGTTCCACCTGCGCGGGTGGTTTCGTTGTCGCTGAACGCGATGAATTCAAGTGTGTATCCCGTGCCAGTGCTAATAGTAGTGAAATCGTCTTGCAACGAAAAACTCAATCCGCTGATATCACCCACACGGTATCCGTACACATTCAGTGTCTGCCAGTACGCAGGAACAGGGGTTCCGGCTACAGAGTGTGTGGAAGTGTACTGCCCTGAAACATAAGGAATAGTTCCAGCACCTGCAATGTTGGTGATGTATCCCAGTGTATACCCGGTGGCAGCACCGGTTCGCATGAACACAGCAGCAGCAGTGTAGCCGTTTTGGAAGGCTTGCGAAGAATTGGTGGTGCTTTCCGTTCCACCCCACGAAGGCGGATACATGAACGAGTAAGTGCTTCCCGTTGTTGCTGAAGCACCCGCAAACACAGGAACCCGCAGCACAAATTGAAACCGTGGCAGAGCGCGGAGCGAATTTATCACTGCGCTGCGTACTGTCACAGCAGAATTGTCTGTTGCCACAATTGCCTGTCGTGCCGCTTGGATGAAACAGCCCTGTTCTGTTGCGTAGATTCGTGATGTGGGGCTTTGGCGATCCGACTCGTATCCAATTTGAACAGTGGACGCATGGGAATGGATTCCGTACCGCACATTCACTGCATTCAGCACAGGCGTGTTGTCGGGATTGCCTAATGTGGCGTAAGTCACATATCCTCCGGCTCCGTGTGTACTGCTTGTGATGTGCGCGGTTTCCACCGAAGATTCCATATAGGTGGTGATCTTTGAGTTGAGCGCACAAATACCAAACTCTGCGTGATACACGCCCAAGTGACGAATACCCACAGTGGCGTTTTCAGTCCGAAGAAGTGCAGTGCCCCAAGCAGATGCAGATACTTGCGGAGAAAACTCTTCGCTGGGATACAGTGCATTCAGGGCTTTGGTCTTGTTTGCACTGGCATTGGGCACGGCAAAATCGCTTGGTACAAGCATGAAATTGCGAATGGCTTTAATGGTTCCGCCCGCAACCGTGAACAGCGGCTTTGTGCTTGTGCTGCTTCTCTGTATGACAACAGGATAACTGGTCACCAAGTGCGGCTGATCGGTAATTTCAGCATCACCAGCGGTTTTTGTCGGATAGTTCGTTGGACTCAAATATCCACCGTAATAGCCGTTGGGTTTGCTGTACTGATTCTCGGGATAGTTATTGTCTATGCCGTGCCACGGAATGGTGTTGCCGATTCCGTTGCTGACCGCACCCTTGGTGTACGGAGAGAAAGCAGGAACACGGGGATCAATGTTTGTGTTCTTGAAGATGAGTTGCAGATCCGCGCTGCTTCCCGATGCATTTGCAATCTGTGCAAGCCCGTAGATGCCGTTGGCGTTTTCGTATGAGTATCCGTTGTTGAAGAACATATCACCGTAAAGGGCACTACGGGTGGCACGGGTATCAAGTCCTTTGAACCACACGCCAGTGACATTATCATAGTAAGTAAGATCGGGGCTTCCAGCAGAACTCAAACACGGATTGCTGATAGCCACCCACCCGTTGTTGTCTGCTGCGGTGTATCCGTGAGTGGACCCTGCTCCTGCTGCCGCATGACAACTAGTGAGATTAACCGTACCGGTGTGCCCGTGATACGAAATGCGGGAGATGTCCCACGAATAGTTCTGTACACGATGCAGATACCGCTGCTTTACCGCTGCGGGATCGCCCTGAATAATAATGTTGCCGCCCTGTGGGTGGTACAGATTGTCGGGAATTTCAGCATCAGAGTACGCATAGGTTCCACCCGCAAAGGTGATGTACAGTTGTCCGTTGCCTGCGATATTGTAGTTCTGTGCAATCGTCCACGCCTGCTTGAGTGAAAATACAGGTGCAGTGGAAGACAATCCCGTGTTTGCATCACTACCAGTGGGACCAACATAAATGGTCAAACTCACACCTGGAGCAATAGTATTCAGTTGATTTGCTTGAGTGCTTGGAAACGGAAGATGTGAGTATGCCATTTAGTGTATTCTCCGAACCTATTTAGGGTTTCTTTCGTGTGTCACTCAAATGCGGATTCGGTGTTTGTTTGTATCTTTAAAGTTCCTGTGTGTGAATCTAAGTCTATTTAACGAATTACCATTACATTAATTGATTCCATATTCTCAAAACTAGTGCTACTGTCAACCCGCGTAACAACAGCAAATCTTGTAGTTTCTTTTACTTTGATAGCCCAACTCATAGTATCGTTTCTGGAAGCATTACTTCCAGATCCAATGCCAGTACCACTTGATCTTTGGCAGGTTACCACTACTGAATAATTTGTATCTGGCATGGCAGTATCAAAAGTGAAAACGTGCCAATATACACTATTATATAAGTCTAAACTATATGACAAATTGCCTCCGACAAAACTACCATAATATGGCTGAGCAGCACCGCCATCCCTAGCAACACCCCATG